GGGTCATTGGCTCTCTTTTCCGCTCCTTTGCGCTATCAACTGTGCGACTATAAGGCGATCCATTAAGGTCTGGATTCGCGAGTCGAAGGATATTTGGCAAGAGGAGGAGCGTCGTAGGTGTGGTCAGGTCATCTGGAAGAATTTCTTAGTGAATGGCGATGACATCCTTTTCCGTTGTCCACTCTCTTTTTACAGAGTGTGGCTTGCCCAAGTTGGCAAGTTCGGTTTTAAGGTGTCAATGGGGAAGAATTATAAATCCCCAGACTTTGTCATGATCAATTCGAGATACTTCAAGTTTAACCCTTTGTTGAACAAGATGGAAGAACTTGGCTACATGAATCTGCGACTCATCTATGGTAAGATGAGGAGTTTGGATGAGAGCGGTGGCGTTGTGACCCCAGATATGATCGGATCTAAGGTCGGAGACATGATTCGGTTGTGTGAGTGGTCCAGAGGGTGCATTCCACATGCGATGAGGATCGCGAGGGAACTCTACACTGGTGGTTGGCTCGAACCAAATTGGTTCGTCCCGGCGCATCTAGGAGGAAATGGGTTACCTCCCGAACTCAGTCCAGGTGGACGGATCGGTATCTCAAGAGAGCAGCGATTGGTTGCTGCGTGGATGGTTCAAAATCCACTTCATGCATCACTCTATTGCAGCAAAGTTGGAGACATTCGAAATCCAAAGGTTCTCAGATTGTTAGAGAAATTTGGAGATGTCTTCATGCTGCCTTCGAGGAAGCTAGAATATCTTGGAGATCCGGTCTTTGTTGAGTGTGAACGGATGTTTCTGGGATATGAACTCACTATGGGTAGAGTTCCCGAAATCCCCGAACATTTCTGTGTCATGTCGGACTTCTTTGAGGAAAGAGAGAAATTTTCTATCAGTTGCAAGGAGCAATTGGATGATTGGCAGGCGAAAGCCTTGTCGATATCCAGGGCTATGCAGGAGAAAGTTAAGATCGAACCCCCCGAAAAAGAAGTCCGCCCAAAAATCCTTAAAACACTGGAGTCATCTGGTTACCTGTCTCCCCTTTCAAATGAGGGATTTGTGAGGTATTGGGATCCTAACTGGCATTGTTTCGCCAAACCAGGAGTCCGACCAACATCGATCCTCAAAGGGATAACGAGGTTTCGCAGAGATCAGTGGAGAGACCGGGATGGTCGTCTCAAGGAATGCGAGGGCGTTGCTGACGCATTTGACCGTTTACAAATGCATTGGGACATTGGTGAGCTTCAGTCTGGAAAAGGAAAACCAGTTGAGGGCGAATCATGTCCTTCCATGATCAAGTATAATGACCGACTTGATGCATGGCTTCAGAGGAACTCATTCTCAGAACACTGGGGAGAATGGGAGCCTGTGGAGGGGCCTAGTTGGTAGGCCACGACGTCTTGTTGGGGACAGACGTAAAAGAATCCCTCCATCCTACTCACTCCACAGACTGTGTTTTCTGGCTCACAGAGAATGCGGAGGTAGCAAAGTGGAACTGGCTAGGATATGGTGCCTGAGAAGGGTGAGCAGCTACTCACCTTGACCTCTCAGAAGAGCTCTAATAGGCGGAGCTTCTAAACGCCTTATGGGGTTGAACAAGGGTAAATGGAATTTGATGGGATCAAGCTTGATCATCACCTCTTCAGGGATGAGACCTTACCCACAGTCGGGGTGACTGTGAGACAGGCAGCGAAATCAATTCCAACCGGACCAAAACTGTTATTTCAGTGCTAAACAGAATGCCAAGAGACTGCACGGATCCGATACTTGTTTGATGTACAGTCCTCCCGTGACAGGAGGATCCCATACATGTCAACAAAGTTAACTCTTAAACAGTTTCGCCAATTGCAGAATGCCAAAAAAGCTTCTCCAAAGCGGAAACAATCGAAGAAAATCGGAATGCAAGTCTCTCGGGCCTCTGCGCCCTTATCAGTTTCGGTTCACACAAAGAAGACTAGTCCAGTCTTTAAGTCTACGCGCTCTACGGATGGCCGCATCACAGTGGTCAACAGAGAGTTCATCTCAGATGTGGTCCCCACTCAGTCTACATTTCAGGTTCAAAAGGTATTACCAATCAATCCTGGAAATGAGGACTTCGGGAGGTGGATCTCGATCTCAGCTTCGGCTTACGAATCTCACAAGTTCAAAAAACTTTGGTTCGAATATAAGCCTTTGGTCCCCGCGACAGTACAGGGTGCAGTGTATCTGGCAGTCGATTATGACTCGAAGGACAGTGCACCTAGTGACAAAATCACTATGATGTCGTACCAAGGGGCTGAGAGAGTCTCTCTCTGGGAGGATCTGACTATGAAGCTTGATAGAAAGGATATGGATAAGTTGCCGCAGCGATACAACCTTGATGATCTGCCCCCAGTGGGAACAGATATCAGGCTTTACAACCTCGGTAACCTCATCGTCGCCACTGATGGTGTGTCTAGCTCAGCACTCAATACTGCAGTTGGAGAAATCTACTGCAATTATGAAGTTGAACTCATGACCCCACAAACCAATGTGCAAAGCGATGGTTCCATTTCCAACCCTGCTAGCAATGTTGCCTCTAATCCATTCGCAACCCAAACTTCCAAAGCCGTCGTTGGCAAAGTTATCGACATTATCGCGCCCAACATCATCAGGTTTCTCCAAACCGGACGATTTGCGCTTGATATGAAGACACTTTATGCCTCCGGCATTACAGCAACACCTCCTGTCATAGCGAGGTCTATTGCTGAAGGTAATGGTCAAGGGACCATCACCGGGGAGTGGGGGAATGCTCAGTACCAGAATGGTCAAGCTGGCTTAACCAACACCATTGCAAACATTACTCAAGCACCGTGTGACTTTACGGTAGACTTTTCTTCTTCGGGAGTTGGTCCAATCACAAACACAGCCATTCAGGCTGCTGTTTATAAGATTGGTCAATTACTCTCTTAAACCTTTGTCAACCCAAAGTGAGTTTCCAGTTAACTCAGAAACTGGTGAGTTGGTGGTAAACTCTGAAACCACCAGGTGTCTTTAACCTCTAAGACGTAAAAGAATGAGGCATAACCTTAACACCTATAAGGTCCGTCATTGCCCAGGATCGGGCAAGAGCACTTTGTCAGGGACGACATGGTGCTTCCGGTAATGATGGGACTGGCCCCAGCCATTAGGTGGCCGGAGGAAGCTCTTGAAGGGAGCTGGCTCACGAGGGTTATGAGCGCACCTGTTTTCTGGTCCGTTGGGCACGCCCCACGCCTATCCAGTGGTGTCCTAGTGTAAACTAGTACATTACTGGGTCGCCGTGTGGTGTGACAGGACGGTGCGCTGTGGTTGGTCAGACCACAACGACTTCAATCTACCCGCAGGGATTAGCCTGCGCCTCTAGTGGAG